CGCCAGGCGTTCCATGGGCATGCCCTTGCCGCCGACATTGACCGAGGTCTGCCACATCACCCCGAGGGCGCGCGGATCGATCGCCGCCCATTGGCCGCGGATACGATAGACGTTGGGCCGGTCCTGATGCCGCGCCATCATCTTCAGTAGCCCGCTATACAGCGGCGCCAGGCCGGTTTCGGCCAGCGTGCGCGCCATCATGTCGAGGCGGTCTTGTGCGGCGCTGGTCTGCGCCGACACGGCCACCGGGGCGGTCGATTGCAGCTCGTCAACTGTGAGTCCCTGGCTGGCCCGCGTGATGCCTGTCCTGCTCTCCCGGATGGCCTCCAGGGCTTGCATCATGTTCAGGGCAGCTTCGCCGGTGTAGGGCTTCACCAGCTCCGTCACTGCCCCGGCCTGCGTCGTCCGGATAATGCTGCCGATGGCGGTCTGGCGCGCATCCGCGAGATTGACTTGCCCCAGGGTGACGACGGTCCGCGGGAACATGCTCTGGGCCAGGCTGTCGAGCGTGGCCCGCATAACGCGGCTTTCGACCCGCTGCAGGTCCATGACCATGTCGGCCTGCGAATAGCCGATCAGGCGGCCGGGTTCCCTGTATGGGGTGAAACACGCCAGCGGGATTTCGTCGCAGCGTTCCCACTGGATCATCTTGGTCGCATTACCGAGCATGTGCACATGGATCAACTCGGCCTTGTGGTCGTTATCCGTATCGCACCTGATCCAGCCCTCAGCGTAGCGACAGATGCCCATACTGCGGTCATTCGGCGGCGACGCCTTGATATTGAGCCCCTGTGCCGGATTACGGGCAATCATCTCGCGGCGTTGCTGCGGCCGCATCATGGTATCGCAGTAGGCCAGGATCTTGTCTTCCGGCAGCCCCATCTCGATGAGGTCGGAGGCTGGAACGTCTCTGACGTGGAAGATACCCCTGGCGGTCCCGACGTCGTTCGCATCGGCCACCACCCAGACGCATTCTGCCGGCACCGCTTCGACGCACGGCCAGTTCTGCTGCGCTGTCCGCGTAATCGTCGCCGCCCACATTTCGGGTGCGCCGCCCTGGCTCAGATACATCGCCCCGTCGGGTGTTTTCATCATGACGCTCTGTTCTTCCTGCGTCATCGGGCGGCGGACGATGCGTTGCGCCTCGATGCCAGGCTGGGCGAGCAGCATCTGGAGCTGCGGCTGCAGCAGGCCCTCGCACACATCGGTGCGGATTTGCTCCTGCTTGCCCCAATACCAGCGCGCCCATCCTGCCTTCCTGGTCAGTGCATCCAGCAACACGTCGTGCAGCACCTGCCAGCCGTGGTTGGCGCTGAATAAGGCCCAGCGGGCATAGTCGGTCGCCTGCTTCGACAGCATGGTGGCGAGTTGGTCATTGCCGGTGATTTCCGATGAAATCGGTTCAAACGACACCGGATCCTCGACCCCCGTGAACACGCGCAGCAGTGATGGCAGCGTGCTCCTGATCGTATCCCTGACCACCGTGAGCACGATTTGCGACCGCCCCGGCGTTTCATCACCGAGCGGCCGGCCATCGTAGTATTGGCTCGCCGTGATGCGTTCTCGGCTGAGATACATATCGTAATTCTGTGCGATCTTGAAATAATACTGCGCGACCGCTTCAATCTCCCTGTCGTCCTTGCCGAGCCGCTCGAACACGATTTCCTGCTGCCAGGGCACGCCGGCTGGCTTGGGTGTCGGGCGTAGCCCAGCGGCATAGCGGCGCAGGTTTGGCGGTAGATCCTGGTCGGGGTTGTGTGGATGTAGATCCGCCTGCTGCGGCACCAGGTAGGCCAGCATTTGCTCGCTGCCGAGGTTCAGGCCCTGTGGCTGCATGCCGGATGGCACCAGGCCTTGCAGCGGCGGCAAGGGCGGGATGATGCCAGGGGGCATGCCCATAGGTCCGGGGGACAGCAGGCCGCCGGGTCGTTGGATCAGTCCGCTCACTACATGGTCCCCTCTGCGCCACCGCCACCGCCCTCGCTGGCGCCATCGCTCAGTAGTCCCGGCGGCACGGGCGCATTCGCCGCCTGCTTAGCCTGTGCCGCCTGGATCATCGCCAGAATGTCGGCCAGGCCCGGAAGCTGCGGTGTGGCCTGCTGTGGTGGTGGTGCCTGCCTGCCCCACATGTCGTAGCCGCTGGCGCCGGGGTTGATCTGTCCTGCGGGGGCTTGTGCGGCCGCTGGTGCCAACCCCGGGCCGACGTTCAGCGACGGCACGGTGGGCGCTACCTGCGGCATCTGCCCTTGGGGGCTACCGCTGACAACATGCCCCCACTTGTCATACGTCGGGTCTGGTGCCGGGGCCGGTGCCTGCGGCGTGGGCGTCTGGAACTGCGGTGTCCCGCCGCCAAAGAAGCTGCTGATCGCTGTCGCCAGCTGCCCCTGCCCGCTGTCCGGCGTTATCCCTTGCGCCACCATCGGGCCGAGCAGGCCGCTCATGCCTCCACCTCAGCGCCCTCTGTCCCGACGTAGGGCCGCAGTTCTATGAATGCCTCGATCAGGCAGGCGACGGCAGCGACTTTCGCCTCGTGCTTCTCATCGCGCGCTAGCCGGCGATCCTCCGCGCGCCACCGCTTCCTCCGTGCTTGCCATGCCGCTCGCTCTGCCGCCTCCTCCGCCAATCGTTGCGGATCACGTTCAATAAGCGCCGCGATATGCATCGGATATTCCGCGTATGTCCGCTCACGCTCTGCGAAATGCGAGGCACGCAGCTCGTCCTGCGCCCGCTCAGCCGCCACCACCACCTTCAGAGGATATCGCCTCATACCTCCACCTCGGCACCTAAATCCATCCGCAGCCCGACCTTGTCGTAGATCCCGCCGCTCATCCCCGACCCCACCCCCAGCCCATGCTGGCAAAACGTCAGGTTCAACGCGTCGGCATAATCGCAGCTCGGCAATCCCCTCGCCCGCATCGCGTTCTTGTCCTCCACCTTGAGGCGGCCGTCGCTCAGAAAGCTATACCGTGGGGCCACCAGGTCATCCCTTAGGCGCTCATGTCTGGGCAGCCGCACCGCACGCGTGCTCAGCCACTCCTTGGCGCGGACCCAGAGCTCATCCCGCAGCCGGCTATACCGCCCCGTCGTGCTCGGGCTCTCGCTGACATTCACCCCGAGAATGGGCAGCCCCTGCTCGTTGAGGCGATCCACCACCCCAGCCCCGATGCCGATCACATCGATGGCGATCAATGCCGGCTTCTGGATCTGCGCGTCCCATTCCGCTTTGATCGCACCAGCCAGCATCATCGTATCCAGCTGGTGGAACGACCGCGGCATCTCAGTTACCACGTTGCCGCGGCGCTTAATGAGCACAGACGAACCGGGCCACGTCACAGCCCCACAACTCCGGCTCGGAGTGGTCAATCGCGACATCCCGCAGCATGGCACTGTCCACCAACTCGGCCGGGATCAGCGTATCGGCATCAGCCAGCGGAAATTCCCCGAGAACTCTGACCCTGTACGCATTGCTATCGGCGCCGTAGCGTCCCGCAATCTCCTCGGCAAAGTCCGCCGTCACTCTTGGACTATCGGCGTAGCCCACCTTCAATGTGAACCACCGATCCCGCTCCAGCATGAACGCCTTCCAGAAGAACCCGGATGACCGTGTCGGATTACCAATCAGCAGCGTGATGGCCCCCGCACTGCTCATGCTCCCCGACGCCGCCTCGAACACCTGTTCCGGCACACCACTGGCCTCATCCACCACCAGCATAACATTGTCCGAGTGCAGGCCCGCCAGCGCCTCGGGCGTCTCGGGACGGCTGGTGCGCGCCGTGATGAAACACTCCGGGTTGCTCTTCAGCGTTATATGATCGCTGGTGACCGTCCACAGATCCCGCCAGGCACTCGGTAACCGATCCAGCCATTTGATGATCTCGGGATAGAGCGCATCGAACAACTGCGGGCTGCTCGGGGCAGTGCAGGCCAGCTTGAACGGTGCTCTTGTGTTACTAAACCACACGATCACCCACGCCGCCAGCGCGGTCTTGCCCGGCCCATGGCAACTCCGGATCGCTATCCTGGTGTGCCCCCTGGCCAACGCCCGCAGCGCCCGCAGCTGCCAGTCGTCCGGTTCCGCGTTGAGGACTTCCCGAACAAACGCAATCGGCGCACGGGCATACCTGGCCAGGCTGACGTCATACGGGTTGGGCGCCCGCGCAATCGCCTCGGCCCAGGTCGGCGGCATCCGTTCCGCATAGTCATTCGTGGTGGCGGTGTAGTCGTTCATCCCCGCCTCAGATACTGCACGTAAGCATCGAGCGACGCGCGTAGCTTGTGGGCTTCCGCCATCGCCAACTCGTAAGGGTTGCCAGCCTTGCCATCGCCAACAGCGCACCCACGCCAGACGCGGACGGTCTGCACGACCTCCCCAAACCCGCCACCAGCACCATTCCCCTTGATCAGCGAAACATCAAAGCATCGCACCTTCCCGATCGTGGGTGATGCAACCACCTTGTACCGGCTGTTGTAGTGATATACCCTGCCAGGCCACCTCCCATCTGGCCGACGAGGGCGTTCCGTCTTCGTGGCCTCACTCATCGGCATGCATCTCACTCGGCAGCGGCGGCAGCGTGCGCGCGCCGGGTCGCAGTGGCTGAGGCCGTGCCCGTGCCTGCACCACCCGACCCGGCGGGCGCTCTGGCGGCGCCACCACGCTGCCACGCGGCCCCAGCTTCAGCGTCTCGATCTCGGAGCGCACGCTGTACTTCGACCGCCCCAGCATGCGCCCGAGCAGCGTCACGCCCATGCCGTTCTCCCACATCTGCCGCAGCGTGGTGCGCTCCTCGTCCGTCCAGGGAACGGATATGACGTGTTTCATGGTTGCTGGCATGCCGCTGGCCTCCATGATTGGGGTGGTGCTATGCTCGCTTCCGCGATAAGTCCGAGAACCTCAAGCGCCCCGCTCTCCCGTGTGAGACGGGGCTTTTCTTATGGCCCGATCTTTTATGCACGATCTATGCGAGCGTCTTCTCGTAATCGGCCGCCAACTGGACCAAAATGCACGCCAGGGCGGCTAGTTGGGCCTCATCCGGCTCGACGCCAAACAGCACCACGATAGCGTGCATCGCATCAAGGAACAGGGGATCAGATGCCTCGTCATCGTAGTCCATGCGGCCTCAATTGTGGCAACTGGCACCTGACTGGGGGTAGCTATCGGAAATGAGCCGGTGGATCACTTGCAGTCCACCAGACGCCACACCCGATCGTCAGCCGTGCCGCCCGTGGTCAGCATCGCACCGTCCACCACCCCCCGATGATACAGCCACTGCAATAGCCGGAACGTCGTCCGCAACTCGCTCTCACGGTGCCAGCCACCATCCGCCAGCACCTCGATGACACGCCGCTCAGCTTGGGTCACGGCCGCAGCAGGCATTTTTCCACGATCCGGTTGAGCAGTTCAGTCCGCGCCGAGACGTTGTGGTCGAACACCCACCAGAACACGCCAAGGAATACGATGTTGAGCACGATCAGCATCAGGAACGCTGGCGGCAACACCCGGATCAGACGCTCCGAGATCCCCGCCAGCAGCCCGTTGGTGCGCTCCTGCTCGGTCACGCACCGACAGTAGTGCGCTTGTCGTAGACCGAGACGCCGCCGTCCAGAGCCTGCAGCACCTTGCCCAGCCGCATCGACCCGTCCTCCAGGTGCCGGTAGGCCAGCACGATGTTGGCCAGCGCCTCAGCGTTGGCCGTGCCGACCTTCAGCAGCAGCACGGCCTCGGCAGCATCCTTGATCCGAACGCGCAACTCGGTCGCCTCTTCTATCGCCCGCTGGTTGCTCATGACGTGAAGTCCCTGGTTGTTGCTGTCAGCCCTTTAGTGCCGGCGTCGGAGGCGGCTGTACGGTTTCGGGCGGCTTGCCGTCGGGCTTCCCAATGATCTGGGTGACGTCCACCAGAATGTAGCGCCACCCCGTGCCAGGGATCCCCGCTACCACCCAGAACTTGCCGTCCCGCGGCGGGTGCTGATTGACCGGGGGCCAAATCGTCCCCGGTACCGCCGGCAGATCATGACCCGGAACCACCGGAGGCCGCACTGGCAACGTGCCGGATGGCGGCGTCGGTAGATCATGGCCCGGGCGCTCTCCCCCAACGCCTGGGATGGGCGCCCACGGGTGATTGAAGCTCGGAGGTGGCCAAATACCAGGCGGCGGCTCCGGCAACGTGGAGCCAATCGGCGGAACACCCCCAGGCAGAGAATTATCGATCTGCCCACTCCCAGGTAACTCATTGCTCGGGTAATTGAGCCCAGCGCTATCCAGCGTCAAAGCCCCACCCGTCACGCGAAAAGTCGGCATCAGATGTCTCCATGTCTGCGTGTTTGCATGTCGGCGTGTCTGCCTGCGTGCGCGTTTGCAGGTCTGCGTGTAGATGCCACATCCCCGCCGTGCCGTCGTGCAACGTTCAGGTGACAGCAGCCACCACGATGCAGAGCGCGCACAGCACCAGCTCGCCGAGGATGATCGAGGGGGTCACTCCGCAGCCTCCGGGAAGGGCGCCAGAACGAACAGACTACGGCGCCGCGCCTTCTCGACCATAGCCGCGTCAGTGTCGCATCCAAGATATCGCCGTCCCTCTGCTTGGCATGCTTCAGCCAGCGAGCCAGAGCCAGCAAAGAAGTCGCCTACAAGCCCTTCCGGCGGACAACTCGTGCGCACAAGGATGCGCAGTAGGTCAACCGGCTTCTCGGTTGGGTGGATAGCGTGTCCGTGGCAACTCGGGATGGCGATGACAGAGCGCATAATGCGCGGTCCACCGTCGACCGACTGGTAGGAGGATTTCGCACGGCGTCCCATGTGATGGGCGGGCGTGCTTTTGCGCCGCACAGTCCTGGCTGTGGCGTCGGCGGTGGTCTGCACCTCATTCCAAACCTGAGACCAAGCAACGTTGGCGCGATAGAACTGCACGACGTGCTCATGCACCCGCTTGAACCGATCGGCGTGTAGGCCGCTCCCGTTGTGCTTCTCCCACACGATATCCTGAGCGTAACGGAAGCCCGCCTCAGCCACCGCGTGCCCGATCGACATTAGCGATCGCAGCGACCCAAACATCCAGACGCTGCCGGAGGGCTTGAGGCGGTGGTATGCCACGTGCAGCCATCCCTCAACCGCGCGGTCCCAGCCAAGGGAAGTGTCGCCATACGGAGGGTCTGCCACGATCAGGTCGAACGGCCCTTCGTTCTCCATGATCTCACGGCAGTCGCCTAGCAGTAGCCGGATCACCAGATGCGGCCGCCGCCGAACAGAATCAGCAGCACCAACAGCACCACGATGAAGCCGATCCCGCCATAACCCCCATACCCGTAGTAGCCCCCACGATAGCCGTAATACCCGCCACCCAGGCCGCCAAACAGCAGCAACACGATCAGGATCAGCACGATCAGGCTCATAACACGCTCACTGTATATGGAGATGTATATACGGAGTCGGCGGGTACCAAAAATTTCAGGAGAGTGTGAGGGTGGGCGTGGGTGTCAGTCGATGCTGCTTGAAGGGGGGCGCCAACACCCCCTCGATCGTGGTGGTGATGCGATACGCCTAGAGCGCTGGCGTTGCTGCGTGCGCGCGGCTGGTCTGCATCGATGTGGGCTGTGTCGGTTCGTTACTCTGTGGTGGCTCTGTAGCTACATTCAGAATGACGCCGCTGCACTGCAACACGCCAGCCAGTAATGGGGACTGATTAGGGGACAGAGTGATAGGATACTATGAAAGCGGCGGAACTACGTTAGTATAGGCGGATGCACCCTCCGCCCGCGCGCATCTATTCCTCGGGCAATGGCGCATCGAGCAATGATGCTGGTGGTGCATCTTGTGCCTGCGGCTCTAGCGTAACTATGCGCTTGGCCTGGCCCTGCAACTCCTGCGATACGCGCATTGCAGCTTCGAGATGGAAGTGCAGATGATTGCCGCCGGTGTTCACGTTCTCGATCTGCGTTAGATCGGGCAGCGTCTTGCGCAGCAAACTTAGTGCGCACCTCACCTGCAGCTCGGTCATTTCGACTGGGCGTTTGGTTTGAGGATCGGGCCAACCCAAAGCGAACGAGTTCAATCGCTTGCAGAGTTGTGTGGTTTGGATGGCTGAACGACAGCGCTCATCTTGCCGTGGGTTGAGGCGTGCCAGCTCACGCGGCTTACCGCTCATTGCTCCTCACACAAACATTCATCCGCGCCCACATAATCTGTTGACACTCACACACACTCATGGTTATATGTCGTCATACACCAACAGGAGACGACGAATGACCAACCTTCATACCAGCACGTATCGCGGCGTTGGCTTCCGGCATCTGAGCATCACGCAGGTTGAGGTGATTTGGGGTGAGGAGGTGTTCTTGGCTGAAGGGCACATGGACGCGATGAGGATGGTGGATGATCTGCTTGCCTCTATCGAGATGGAGGGTTGAGCGATGGCTCGCATCCTTTACTTCACGGCCGGCCAGCAGCTGACTGCGGTGCATCATGACGGAAGTATCTACACCGGTGCGCGGCACTTCACGGGTGTGACGTCTGACGGACGTCGTGTGGTGGTTGAGCGAGCGATTGAGCGGAAGGCCAACCCGAGCATGCACAAGTGCGATGCGCGTTGTGTGAATGCGACTGGGTTCAGGTGCGAGTGCGCTTGCGGTGGCAAGAACCATGGTGCTGGGAACTTCGTGTGTGAGGCGGCGTGAGGGCACAAACAATATCTGTCAACTCACGCAGATACTTGTTGACATTCACCCGCATCCATCATACATTGCCGACATACACAGACACCGAGCAACAGGAGACACCAGATGACAACCACCGCAATCCTTCGTTCCTTCGCTTCATCTGCACAGGCCCGTGCGGCTGGTTACAGCACTCTGGAGTGGCTGCGTGCGTTCAGCTTCGCTGAGCATGCTGCACGGATTGAGGTGAGCCACGCGATTACTGAACGTGAGATGGAGGGTTGAGAGATGACCATCACCACGAAGCTAAGGAATGGCGTGACGGTATTGGGCAAGCTCTACAAGGGCGAGACCTACGCGAAGACGTATGCCAACCGGACGCAGGCTGAGAAGGCTGCTGCTGCTGTTGGTGGTCAGGTGATCCAGCCGCGGCTTGGTCCGGTGTTCTTTGTGATGATGGAGGGTTGAGCGATGAGCATCAACGACATGACGGATGCTGAGTTAGCTGCGGGGTTTGCTGTTGAGACGGGGCGTTGCGAGGCTGCGTGGGCCGCCTGGGAGGTTGCGCGCGATGCTGGTGGGACGTTGTTCTCACCTGAGTGGTCGGCGCATGGCGAGGCGCAGGCGGCGTTGGATGTGTTCTCAGCTGAGATCCAGCGGCGAGACTTGGCGCGGAGGCTGCGGTTGCTGGCGCCATTGTTGCGTGAGCCATTGAGTGGTCCTGAGTGGGAAGCGGCGTGGGTTCGTGGTCCTGGGAGTGACGCGCGATGAGCGAGGCGTTGCCCACGGCGGCTACGGCGAACACGCGCATCACGATTTATGTGTCGGCACAACTGGACGCTGCGATCCGTCGTGCGGCTGAAGAGGCTGGGCAGTCGTTGAGTGTGTGGATGGTTCGAGCGGCGCGAGCGGCACTCACCAAATCGGAGATAGGACGATGAGTGGCATTGATGATCCGGAGTGGCGCGAGGCCAATCCTGGGACGATGGCGAGGCTGTTGGCGGAGCAATTCGTTGAGCTACCTCCGGGTGACGACAGGCGCCCACTCTACTCCCACATCGTGTCATGGCTTTACGCGTCGTATATCGAGGACGGCTACTCGGAGGCTGAGATTGATGAGATGGATGTTGAGAGTGCGGCTGACGAGTTGATTAGGCGTGCGGGCCGCTAGAAGTCATCCCGTGGGGTGAGTGCGTCGAACGGGTAGACGACTTCGCGGAGTTGTCCGAGGAACAGGATGCCGACCACCGCGTTTTCCTCCTGGACTGCGAGCACGACCCCTGGCAGCCCGCTGAACGGCCCCACGCGAGGCGCCACAGCGTCGCCTGATGCCCATTGCGCCTCTTTCCGCTGTTGGGTAGCGGCCAACGCCTGAGCGGCCTGTACGGCCTCCACAGCGCCCGGACGGGCATACTGCACTTCTTTGCCTCCGATGAGGTTTGCGCGGATGCCTGGGCAGTAGCGGATTGGGCGCCATGGATCGGGTGGGTTGTGTTGGCAGAAGATGTAACCGGCGAACAGTGGGCGTTCCACCAATCGGGTGATGGTTGGCACCGATCGATCCCGGACCTTGGCGAGATAGCGCGGGAGGAACGGGATGTAGCCGCGTTGGCGGAGGTTCTGTTCGGCCCAGGCTTCGGCTTGCGGGTAGGTGGCGAGCACGGCCCAGCGGACGCGAATGCACGCCGGGTCGGCCGCGGCAGGTGGTGTAGCTACGCACTGTGGGTGGCTGGCGTCAAGCGGCATCAGGCGTTGGCCTCGATTGTGCGGCCTAGGGCGATCGTGGCTTCTGCGAGCGAGACACCGAGCAGCTCGGCATATTGCTGCTCTGGGGTTCGGACGGGATCGACGGGGCCGCGCCTGATTGGCTCCAAGACTTCGCCGTGCAGCACTTGGTCAATCTGCTCATCACGGGACCGGGCGGGCGCGACGCCTTCAGCCTGCGCGTATTTTTTCAGCGAGTAGATCGTGGCGGCGACGGCCCGCTTGACGGCGATGGCGTCAGCAGCCGGCTCTGGGTCGGCGGCGTCCCGCTGTTGGCGCCGGGTTGCCAGGAAAGCTTGGAAGTCTTCCGGTTCGGTTCTGGTGCCTGCGGGGATGTAGCTCTGGCTACAATCTTCGGTTGTGCCGATTGTGGGCGCTTTTGGCGGGGCCTCCTGGCTTGCTTGTTTTCCAGGATTGAGATCTTGGACTTCCCCTTCGCGCACGTGTGTG